TGAGTCATCTCCTGCGGCCATACGGCGCAAGATGAATTCTGCGTGGGATAAGGTAGAGGATGGATCTAAGTGAACTGATTGGCAAGCTGCCGCCGGTAGAGCAGGAGAAGCTACTGGAGCAGGTGGGTCAGTACCGAGATGCGATTACGCGGGAGCGGGCGCAGGGTAAGTTCATGCCGTTTGTAAAAGAGATGTGGCCGGGGTTTATTCACGGCAGGCACCACGCCATTATGGCTAAGAAGTTTGAAGAGATCGCGGAAGGGAAGTTGAAGCGGCTGATTATCAATATGCCGCCGCGGCATACTAAGAGTGAGTTTGCTTCTTACATGTTGCCGGCGTGGTTCTTGGGGAAGCACCCAGACAAGAAGGTTATTCAGACTTCGAATACGGCTGAATTGGCGGTCGGGTTTGGCCGGAAGGTGAGGAACCTAGTAGATAGCGATCAATATGCAAAAATATTCCCCGGTGTGGGGTTGCGGGCAGATTCTAAGGCGGCTGGCCGATGGGCGACTAGCCACGGCGGCGATTATTTTGCTATCGGTGTTGGCGGCACTGTTACTGGTAAGGGTGCTGATCTCCTTATTATTGACGACCCCCACTCAGAACAAGAGGCCAGACTGGCTCAAGGCGATCCGTCCGTCTTTGATAGTGTTTACGAGTGGTACACCTCGGGTCCACGGCAGCGTTTACAGCCTGGAGGCGCGATTGTTGTCGTGATGACGCGCTGGTCGGACAAGGATTTGACCGGCAAAGTGCTGAAAAGTGACTCGACAGAGTGGGAGGTCATCGAATTCCCTGCGATTTTGCCCTCTGGGAACAGCCTGTGGCCCGAGTTTTGGGCATTAGACGAGCTATTAGCGCTAAAAGAAGAGCTTCCGGCCTACAAATGGAACGCTCAGTACCAGCAAAAGCCTACTGGCGAGGAAGGCGCGATTGTAAAACGGGAGTGGTGGAAGATATGGGAGCCAGATAGACCCCCACCATGCCAGTTCATCATCCAAAGTTGGGATACTGCATACACAAAGAACCAGCGGAGTGACTATTCCGCGTGTACGACCTGGGGTGTGTTCAATAAAGACGAGGATGAGAGCGATGTGAACATCATTTTGCTGGATGCGTGGAAGGGGAAGGTGGAATTCCCCGATCTAAAGCAGAAGGCGAAGGAGATGTATGACCAGTGGGAGCCAGATGCCTGCATTATTGAAGCAAAAGCGGCAGGTACACCCCTGATATTTGAGCTACGGCGCATGGGTGTGATGGTTCAGGACTTCACCCCGACGCGCGGCAACGATAAGTTTGTGCGATTGAACAGCGTTACAGACCTATTCTCTTCCGGTAAAGTGTGGATACCTGACCGGCGGTGGGCGGAGGATGTGGTGGAAGAATTTGCGCGCTTCCCTAATGCCGAGCATGATGACTTGATGGACTCGGGAGTGCAGGCGCTGATTAGATTTCGGCAAGGCGGGTTCTTGCGGCTGGATTCAGACGAGGAAGATGAACCGTTTTCCCGTGTAAAAAGGAGTTATTACTAATGCTTGGTTCTACTTTTATGTACTACGAGCGGGCTATGCCGCCTGACTTTTGTGACTACGTTATCAAGAGTTTGGACTGGTCGCACGCTGGGACTGGCGCAACACAGGAAGAATCTGGCGAGGAATCTACAAGGCTTCGCAAGGTTAAGGTTTTGCCGGAGCACTTAATGTCTCCGCTTGGCTCGGTCTGCAAAAACTACATGATCGACGGCAACAGTAGGACGCAGTGGAGCAAGTCAATTTGCGGCTTCGATATCCCACAGGTTCTGAAGTATGAGACTACAGACCACTACTGGTGGCATCACGACGTGCTCCCGCCTGTAGACGGGAAGCAACGGCGCGTCTCGCTATGTATGCTGTTAAATGACCCGTCCGAGTTTGAAGGCGGGCAGCTTGAGATTAAAGACAAGACTGACAACGCACTAAAAAACAAAGGCGACATCATTGTGTTTGACTCAACCGCAATGCACAGGGTCGCCCCCGTAACTAAAGGTATTCGTATCTCGGCTGTGTGCTGGGCGTACGGATTTTATGAGGATTGATCATGGCGACAAATTTTGACAAGGCACTGTACCAACTACCGGTTGGCATGGACGAGGATGTGATGGCGGCAGAGCCAATAGAGATTGAGATCGAAGACCCAGAAGCCGTGCGTATCGGCCTTGGTGGGTTGGAGATTGAGATTGAAAAGGTGGAAATTGAAGACGACTTCAACGCCAATTTGGCTGAAGAGATGTTGGAAGATGACTTACAAACCATCGCGGCGGATTTGCTGTCGGACTTCCAAGACGATATAGATTCCCGCAAAGACTGGATGCAGACCTACGTCGACGGCCTCGAATTGCTTGGCATGAAGATCGAGGAACGAAGTGAGCCGTGGGAAGGCGCTTGCGGTGTATACCACCCGCTGCTGTCAGAAGCGCTGGTGAAGTTCCAAGCCGAGACGATTATGGAAACGTTTCCGGCATCCGGCCCGGTGAAGACAAAGATTATCGGCAAGGAAACACCAGAGAAAAAAGACGCGGCAGAGCGGGTTCAGGATGACATGAACTACCAGTTGACTGAGGTTATGAAAGAGTACCGCCCAGAGCATGAGCGAATGCTGTGGGGCTTGGGTCTATCTGGTAACGCTTTCAAGAAGGTGTACTACGATCCGTCAATTGAACGACAGGCGTCGATCTTCGTGCCGGCAGAGGATGTGGTTGTGCCATACGGCGCGAGCAATCTGGAGACGAGCCCGCGTGTCACGCATGTGATGCGTAAGACAAAGAACGAACTGCGTCGCTTGATGGTGGCTGGCTTCTACCGGGATGTTGACCTGCCCGAGCCAGACAACGTGCTGGACGATATTGAGAAGCGGATTGCCGAGAAGATGGGCTTCCGTGCAACGACAGACGACAGATATAAGCTGCTGGAGATTCAGGTTTATTTGGATTTGCCGGGGTTCGAAGACAAAGACGACGACGGCAAAGAAACAGAGATCGGCTTGCCATACATTGTGACTATGGAAAAAACTTCGCAAGAGGTTTTGGCTATCAGACGCAATTGGCATCCGGAAGATAAATCTTGCCAAAAGAGGAACCACTTTGTTCACTACCCGTATATCCCCGGCTTTGGATTCTATGCCTTCGGTCTTATTCACCTTATCGGCGCTTTTGCTAAGTCTGGTACTTCTATTATTCGTCAGCTTGTTGATGCTGGGACTCTATCGAATTTGCCGGGCGGTCTTAAGACTAAGGGCATGCGAGTCAAGGGTGATGACACTCCAATTGCACCCGGCGAGTTCCGAGATGTGGATGTCGCCGCCGGCACCATCCGGGACAACATCCTCCCACTTCCGTATAAAGAGCCGAGCCAAGTCCTCCTTGGATTGATGAACCAGATCGTTGAGGAAGGCCGTCGCTTTGCTGCTGCGGCTGACCTCAAGGTTGCTGACATGTCGGCGAATGCGCCGGTCGGCACCACACTGGCTATCCTCGAGCGCACCCTGAAAGTAATGTCGGCGGTGCAAGCGCGTATCCACTACGCGATGAAGCAGGAGTTAAAGCTGCTGAAAGACATCATCCGCGACTACACCCCGGATGAGTACGACTATGAGCCGGTGGAGGGTTCGTCACGCGCCAAGAAGTCGGACTACGACGATGTGGATGTTATTCCAGTGTCCGATCCAAACTCGGCCACGATGGCGCAGAAGGTCGTGCAGTACCAAGCAGTCATGCAGATGGCACAGGCCAACCCACAAATCTATGACATGGTGGAATTGAACCGTCAGATGTTAGAGGTGTTGGGCATCAAGAACATCGGCAAGCTGGTGCCGTCGGCTGAAGATCATAAGCCGAAAGACCCTGTGTCGGAGAACATGAACATCCTCAACGGCAAACCCGTTAAGGCGTTCATTTATCAGGATCATGAAGCACATATCGCCGTTCACAAAGCAGCGATGGATGATCCAAAAATGGCCGCGCTGATTGGTCAAAACCCGCAGGCAAACACAATCATGGCAGCGGCAATGGCTCATATCAATGAGCACATAGCCTTCCAGTACCGGATTGAGATTGAGAAGATGTTGGGTGTTCCGTTGCCAGAAATGGACAAGGAACTGCCGAAGGAAATGGAAGTGGAAGTATCTCGCATGATGGCCGCTGCGGCAGCCAAGTTGTTGCAGAAGGATCAGGCAGAGGCTGCTCAACAGCAGGCTCAGCAGGCGGCTCAAGACCCGCTAGTCCAGATGCAGCAGAAGGAACTCGAGATCAAGGAGCGCGAAGTTGGTATCAAGGAGCAAAAACTCCAAGTCGATGCCATGACCAACGCCGAGCGATTGGCTATCGAGCGGGAGCGTATTGCCTCGCAAGAGCAGATCGCAGGATTGCAAGTGGGTGCCAAAATCTCCCACGCGCAGGAGGAGCTTAACGCCAGGATGGAGTTGGAGGGCGTCAAGATTGGTGCGGATAACGCCCGTAGTTTACGGCAGGAGCAAAAGCCTGCCAGACCAACAAAGGAGTAACTAATGGATAAAACGCTTGAGGTGCTACTCAAACAGGTACGAGACAAGCGTAATCAGATAGTTGAGGCTGTCGCCAACAACGCGGCCAAAGACTTCAGTGAGTATCAAAAACTCTGCGGCGAGATTCGAGGGCTGTCGCTAGTGGAGGGTTACATCTTAGACCTCGCAAAAAACATGGAGCATTTAGATGACTGAAATCGTAATCGCCAGCCAAGATGGCGAGACTTCAACGCTGCCAGAAACAGCCGAGGAGAAAGCAAGACAACTGCCGACACCAGTGGGGTATCACATCCTTGTGGCGCTACCGGAGTCGGAAGAGAAGTACGACAGCGGTCTAATCAAAGCGGACGAAACGCGGCGATTCGAAGAGGTTCTATCCACGGTGTTCTTCGTGGTGAAGCTCGGGCCAGATTGCTACAAAGACGAAAAGCGGTTCCCTGCTGGGCCGTGGTGTAAGGAAGGGGATTTTATTCTCGCCCGTCCGAACAGCGGCACTCGATTGAAGATACATGGTCGTGAGTTCAGATTGCTCAACGACGACTCTGTAGAAGCAGTCGTGCAGGACCCTCGCGGAATTAGCCGCGCATAGCAAAGGAGAAACAAATGCAAAAGATGGACACCGAGGATTTTAAATTCCCGGACGAATCTGAAGGGTCGGCAAAAGCGGCTGCTGAAGAAAAGTTCGAGTTTGAAATTGAGGACGATACCCCGC